ACGAGCTGGTCCCCGATCTTTTCTATGTCCAGTTCATCAGAGATCTTGTTATCGTGAATGTCCATGATTATTTGATTTGCTCTTAAATCACCCATATCAGCATCAAAGTTATTCAAAGACTGGGTATCAAAGATTGGCAGCTCAAGCTCTGGGACCGTGTGGTAGTCAATGTTGTCTGCTGCGTTCTCATAGTTGTCAAAGCCTATCTCCTGCTTTATAGCTTCTATTTCAGCGCCTTTACCTTTGCCTGTGATGGTATCCCATATGCCACCGAAGAAGCCAGAAATGCCTCCCCAGATACTCTTCGCCATACTCTTGATTCCTTCCCACGCCTTGCCGAGCATACCTTTGATACCATCCCATGCCTTACCAGCGGTGTTCTTTATGCCGTCCCAAAGGCCAGAAAAGAAGTCAGAGAATCCATCCCAGATCTTTTTCCCGCCTTCGATTAGGTTCTCCCAAGTGGCAGTCAAAACAAACTTGATTCCATCCCAAGCCTTTGAAGCGATGTTTGAGATACCTTCCCATAAGCCTTTGAAGAAACCTGCTATCTCTTCCCAGTGAGTTATTATTAAAGTAACAGCTCCGATAATTGCGCCAATTGCAAGCATCCATACACCCGCGGGGCTTGTGACGAATGTCCAGATTGCATTCCCTGCTGTCTTGAAAGCACCACTAACCGACTTCAACATTCCCGGTAAGCCCTTGACAGACTTCCCAAAAACGCCGCCTGAACCTAAAGCTGTTGCCACTTTTCCAATGGTTGTTTCAATCTGGCCGAAAGCGGTTAGAGCAGGACCGATCGCGGCGGCTATTGCGAGCCCCCACGTTACCATCTTTTGCTTTGCGGGATCAAGGTTTCCAAACCAATCTATAATCTTCTTTATCAAATCTATTAGCGGCTGCATTGCATCTATAAGATCGTTGAAGGCAGGAATTAGAACTTCTCCAAGATCTTGAGCAAGAGAAATAAACTTCTGTTGCATCTGATCCCACGCGTGGCCTAGAGAGTTAACACCGTCTGTCTGCTCTGTGAAAGCGGTGGTGGCACTTCCCGCCGCATCTGTCATCTTTGTGGTTTTCTCTGCCCACGTGTCGGCCTGAGGGCCTATCAGAGCCAAGAGGGCCGGCATAGATTCTATCGAAGTAAACAGCTTCGCAAGTTCGACTTGATTATCTTTTATATCACCCGTAAGTAGACCAACAGTTTCTTGAAAACCAAGCATCTCGATAATTGCAGGCGCAAACGAACCGGCAAGCTCTTGCATTGCTTCACCGTTTGCTTTGAGTTCTCCCTGAAGTTTCTTGAACGTTTCGCTATCCCCGGCCTCTTGAGCTGCAAGCATAGCCTCAGATAATTCTTTGCTCTGCAGTTGCATCGATTTGAGTTGCTCGGCTGTTTCACCTGTAATTTTCCCTTGGTCCATCAAGTTCATTGTGAGATTGCCGATTGCCGAGGCCATTTCTTCAGAAGGCTTCATCAGATTAGCGAGAATTCCTCTAAACTGAGTTGAAACTTGATTTGCGTTACCAGTAACACCGGTTAAGGTTGCAAACGTGCCGAAGAGTTCTTCCTGTGAAATGTTAAACGCCTCTGCCAGAGGAGTTACCCGGCCAATCGCGTTTGCCAATTCAGGGAAGGTAGTCTGCCCTAGAACAACTGTTTGCATCGCCAGATCCGCAACCTTCTGCACGGCTTCAGCGGAGGTATCGCCATAAGCCTTTGTAACGGCAGAGGTTAGGTTGACAGCTTCCTCAACTGTGGAAAGCCCCGCAACAGCGGCTTTGGAGTTTATTTCTAAAATACTCATTGCATCAGCCGTGTCTCCAAAGGCCGAGATTACCTGATATAAACCGCCAGCGAGTTCATCCGTGCTTTTTCCAAGTTCGATAGAAAGATCTTGCACGCTGTCTTTTAATCCTTCAATCTTTTCCGTTTGACCAGGAATCAAAGTAGCCACGTTAGCCATTGCTTCGTTAAAGTCGGTCGAGGCTTTGAAGGCGGCAACACCTATACCTACAATTGGAGCGGTCACAGAAGCCGTCAAAGACATTCCGAGACTTCTCAGTTTCTGCCCCGAACTTTCGATTGTGCTTCCTACCTGTTTCATCGAGCTTTGAAACCCTTTTATATCAGCCCCAATCTTCACAAGCAGATCAGCTACTGCCATCTTTCTTCACCACCTTGCCGCCAAAAGCCGCGTTTAGGATTTCTACCATAGTCACCATTTCCTCTATGCTTTGTTTCTTCTTAGGTTCGCGTTTCTTCTTCCCGCCAAGCATGAAGTCTTCCAACTTGTAAACCTTCTTTCCCTTTCCTCGGAAAGCATTTGCCAGTATCATAGAAATGAGGGCGGCTCTTGCATCCGCCCTCTTTTCTTGGTTCTCGTACTGGTCGAAAAGGAGAAAGAGGTCTGTTACCGGGAGGGTTTCTATCTCAGCTTGGCTTAGTTTGAGGTTTGCTCTTGCGAAGGCCCAGAGTTTTTTTAATTGGCTGGGCCTTTGGTAGGGTTTCCCGGGAGTGCTTGTCTTATCGCTCCGGCCACTTCGGTCATGTTTGAAAGATCAACAAGATCACCAAGCATTTCTTCGGTGAGTTCTGCATCTTCCCATTTCAGCCCAAGCCAGAGCAACGTGCGCATCTCTTTCATGCTGATTTCCGTGAACCCTTGCATGATGCTTTTCCCTGTCAGTTCTTCGAACTCGATCATCGAATTAAGCGTCAATCGAAGATGTCGTTCTTTATCCAATTGGACAGGAACTAAACTCATTCAATCCCTCCTTATGTACTTGCGAGAACAGGCTTACCTGTTACTCTGAATGTTGCGCTGAATCCCAGTTTTCCATCTACCGGTGAATCTGTCTCAAAAGACTTCGGGTAACCTGTAAACGTCCACGTCATGCCGTTTGGAAACGTGATTGTGTAGCTCTTCGAAGTCCTTGCCAAGAGGTCGGTGTAGACTCCTGTGACGACAGTGCTTGTGAGGTTGCCCTCTACGCTGAACTCGCCACCGTCTATGAGACCCGCCACAAACTCTTTGCAGTCGTCTGCCGAGCTGTGATTGGTGATTTCAACTTCGTCAACTGAGATTCCAGGCCCTGTTATGTTAGTTATTTCGCCTGCGCTTGGGGATATAGAAGTCCCGAACGCGGCAACTCCTGTGCTGGCCATGTGAATTCCTCCTTTATTCTTCTATTGCGAATCTAAAGTCAAGAATGACTCTGTATAGTTGTGTATCCATATCGTAAAGATCAGTCTCGTTCAAGAGAAAACAAGACATCACCGATTTTGAATCAAAGGTTCCTGTGTAACCTGAGAGTGCCGTGCGAACCTGAACCGCTACGTTCTTCGCTTCGAGGTATCCTTCGGCCCAGCAGTCTATCTGTATTCTGTGTTCAGCGTATGACTGCCCGCTGTGGTGATAGTTCCTAACACCGGAGATAGTTGAATACGTAATCGCAGGAAAGGTTGAATCTTGCGGTAGGAACTGGGCATAGACTCTGTTAGATACGAGTGCAACGTTTGCTTTGAGATGAGTTAGAAGTCCTTTTTCAATCATTTCCCCACCCCACAATTCTCAACAGCTTCCCGGATCGCTTCTTTGAAAAGCTCCTGAATCTTATTCTGGTTTTCATCCAGAGCCGGGCGCATGAATGGTTGTGCGGGAACTCCGGGCCTTCCAAATTCAACGAGAATACCATAATAAACTGTTCTCTCATCACTGGTCCTTACCTGCCCTGCTGCGTTTGCTTCGGCAGAAGAACCAACTCTAACGAGGACACCTTTCTTTCCTTTGTTGTTTTCGAGTTTAGTAAGCCCTTCGGCCATTGCACCTGTGAGTCTCGGAGCCTTTGACTTTGCATCCGATAAAACAACGTCTGCTGCCTTATCTGCGGCTTTGTGGAGCGCTGTTAAAAGTGTCTCATCGGCAAGTTTATTAAACTTTGTGATTAGCTCGTTAGCTCCAATTATTTCTACATTTAATATCCCGCCAGTCTTTCCGCCTCTGCTCATCACTCCACCTTCTTACACATGAGCTGCATCTCTCTGTCTCTTTCGTACTCGTTGATTACAGTCACGATTTCGTAAGTGGTAGGAGTCCACAGAACCCGCATCTTTTCCTCTACACCGTCGAGTGCGCGGATTACAATTCTCGTCTCAATCTCTGAATGAACCTTTGCTTCGAGGTACTCCTTGCCCTTCAAAGGCTCGATGGAAGCCCATACATTCGCATACGTTCCCCATGTGACGGTAGGACCACCGGCTGCGTCTTGAGTGAATGTGGGAGTCTGGATGGTGACGTAATGTCGGAGTTCTCCGGCAAACATATCACCACCCCCAAACTCTGAACGGCCAGTATAGAGCTTCCAAGCCTAAAGGCATTGTGGTTATGAGCGTGTATCCTGTGTAGACGGCTTCGCGGTGTTCATACAGGTGAGCAACGTGCATCAAGATCCCTTGCTTGATTGGCTCGGGAACGCTGCCACCACATTCGTATCTGATGGCGACTCCGTTTATTGGCCTGAGTGTATCTGCAGGCCAAGTCTCACCATAGGCGCATACGATTCGCGGAGGTCTTGAGTAGGTGTCGACGATGTAATCGGCGCTGTCAAGTGTTGTCTCGGTGTCTTCGTAGTCTGTGTACTTAATCGAAGTAACTGAGGTGACAGGCATATAGGGCAACCAGATTTCATCTTCCGGGAATTCATCAAGCAGGACCTCGGCTGTTCGGGTTATGAGAGAACGTCTGGTGAAGTCCTCTGCGTAAGATCGGGCGGCTGTTATGAGTGAACCTATGAGGGTGTCTTCTTCTGAATGCGTGATTCTGAGATGTGCCTTGACTTCGGTTAAAGTGACAGGTTCGGTTGTACCTTCTTCTACTGCTCTCCAATTCATGTGCCGCCCCTCCTTTCATAATTTGTTTTCTCCGTCTCACACACAACACGCGCCACTCCGTTGTTTTGAAGTAGCGCGGCTATGTGTTCGGGGAGGATATATCGTCTTCCGTTTATTTCTACAATTACGTCCCGATGGCGATCCATGATACCGCCGTCCCTGTTTCGGTCGCCGCTGTTGGTGTTTCTGCCGTCTTCCATGCCTTGATTGTGAACTTCCCTGCATCTCCGCCTGTCTGGGTAGGAATCGAGACTGACACAAAGAGACAGTCTGCTGAGATGTCCTGCGAGAGAGTGGCCACAGCGGAGACTACTGTCGTAAGCCCAGAGGTTACTGCCGTGGTTCCGGTGAAACTTTCGTTCCCGCGCGCGAGCTTGTACGAAGCAGCTGCACCCGCAAGGGGATTGGAGACAGCAGCAGCAAGCAAAGCAGTCTTGTCCGTTCCGGCAATTTTCAAAGCACCACCGGATTCGATGTCAAGCTCTCCACCGACAACCCACTTCGCGCCACCTTGTTCTGAATAGTTAGATGTATTCGGCATTTAGTTCACTCCTTTCAAAGAAAAGAGCCTCGTTAGAGGCTCTTAGGAAGCATCTTCCTGATTGATGAGGGCGGCTGAGTAAATACCGTTGTCGGCAACGTCAGTGTTGTCAACCGGCTTGACTCTTCCAGCGTATCTCATGGCGTATATGGGTCCAACAGCGGTTGAGGTCCCTCTTGTGACCTTAACGATTATGTACTTTCCATACTCTTCTCTTGGTCTGAAAACATCGAGCAACACAGTCAGATTGTCCTTTGTGACCGTGTAGGTACCGAGAAGAGTCTCTGTGGAATCATCAAGCGTGGTCGCGCTTGACTGGTAGACTGCAACGATGTTGTAGCCCGTGGTTACTGTCTTGGACGCAACGGTTGTCATGATTGCACAACCGTCATAGTTGCTTATGTCGATGGCAGTTGACTCGATCGCAGATGTTCCGGCAGCAGTCGCTGCCTCTACTTCTGTTATTTGAACTTCTTTACTAAGCATCCACATCACTATCACTCCTTATCCGGCTGCCAGTGTGACTCTGACAAATGCGCTTTCAAGGACGGGCGCACCGTCGGACTCAAGTCTGGCAAGGTATCCTATCTGGTTAGTTGTTGCGTAAAGCTCAACGAGCCTCTGAACCTGCATGTCTAGAGCGTCAGCTATCCAGTAGTACGAGA